CAATTGGAAAAAGATCGAGGAACGACTTGGGCCCCCTGATGAGCATATTGCTATACTTCTCAAGGCGTTCTTTTCCATGACATTACCTTTTCCTTCTACCTTCAATCTTGGAGGTAAGAATGGTTCGGGTGCTGTATATGGTCCAGAACGAGGTGATATAATGAAGACTAAAAACTTCGCATTATCACCGAAACTCAAGCGACTCTATAGTGTTGCTAGTCCATTGAGGACTCGTAATACTATAGATTCTAACATTGACTTCGTCAAGTCAATGTTTACAGAAAAGAACTTACCGATTGACATATCCGGTCTTATCTTCGTGTCGAAGAACTATTTAACGGCACGATCGATATGTAAGGAGCCTACTCCAGTGATGTTCCATCAACAGATGGTTCGTCAACTTTTGGAGGAGACTATGCGTACCTCAGTCTTGGGTCGTTTTATAACGATTCATGATCAAGGACGCAATAGGCAAGGTGCGTTGTATGGATCCCGAAATGGATCCGTAGATACAATAGATCTATCTGCCGCTTCTGATAGTGTTACCTGGGACTTGGTAAAAGCAATTTTTCCAAGACCATGGGTTCTACTATTTGGAGCGACCCGGACCTCCCAAGTGGAGTTACCGGATGGTATACGCATGAAAGTAAAGAAATTTGCTCCCATGGGTAGCGCATTGTGCTTTCCAGTACAATCGCTCATATACCTAGGTATGACTTACCTAGCCTATTTATGTCACCATCATCGCAAGTCAGTACATGATTTACGCGTCGAAGATGTTGTTGATATCTTCAACGATATATCACCTGATTACACTATGTGTAGTCGGTGGTATGAAAGCATGTCATGTTATGGCGACGACATCATTTGTGATAGTAGAACCACAAGTGACTTAATCCACATTCTTCAGAGCCTTAACTTTTCAGTTAATACTGATAAGTCTTTTACAGGCGCTGATGGTTTCAGAGAATCATGTGGGATGTTTTCGCTGAGAGGCGAAGACACATCTCCACTAAAATTCAAACTGAACCATATAGATAAGGGCTTTGACGCAGCTGCTATAGCTACGTTCGTAAGCATCATTAACACTGCCGGAGATTACAAATATCGTAATTTACAGCGTGTAATGACTCATCTAGTTGACATACTTATCCCAGGGCACGGTATTCGCTTTTCTAATAAACGAGAAGCAGATACTTTGTCCATCTACTCACGACAACCTGTGAATAACCACTTGCAAAAGCGGTTTTTCAAAGGGTTGTTCCGTGATGAGGTAAGATGTTGGAAACTAATTTCTGATTCGTATACGTCTAAATTCTGGACGTACGAATCATATAGTTACCATATGTGGAATAGAGCGACAGCGCTTAAGGGGGACAGTGATAGTTTTATCACACCCCGGCGCGTTGGCCGAAAGGCTACTATAAAGTGGCGTTGGAAACCACTTTATTAGTTCTACGGAATGCAGAACAAGCTTCTTTCATGAGTACGCAGGAGCGGACTCACGTCCGAAGCC